CGGCCTGCTCAGGGTTGAGGCGACCAGCGCTGGCGATGGCTCCGCTGTCGATGGCGCGGGCTTCGTTGAGGCGACGCGCGAAGCCGTCGTGCGCCTTGGCGGCAACGCCGAGCAGCACGGTGTCGAGGTCCACATTGTCGCTTTCCTTCTTCTGGGGGGCGAAGGAGGTCTGCAGCAGGCGGATCTCCTCTTCGATGGAAGTGAGCTTCTCGGTGAGCCTCAGCACCTCATCAGAGGCGGGATTGGCGCCAGACTGCTCGAGCGCATCAAGGCGCGCCTCAACGCTCTTCATCTCTTCGACCAGGGGATCGACGACGCCGCGGAACTCCTCGGTCAGCTTCTTCAGTTCTTTCTCATCCATGTTTAGCTCCTCAACTTTCGCTTAATGCGGCTGCGCTCTATGGCCGCGCGCACTCGCGCACGGTACAAGAGCATCTCGCGCTTATTCGCGCGATTCCTCACCGGACTCATCGCTGCGCTCCTCCTCCGCCACGGAGGCGCGCACGATGTCCCGAGCAAGCGCAATGGCCTCCGGGTTGCTCGGGATGGGCACAAGGCTAACCTCAAGGAGCTCGACCTCATCATAGACGGTTCGGTTCTGCTCGAGCCCGTTCTCGTCGACGTAGGTCTCCTCGTGCCAACGCACAGGAATGAAGCCAATGCTTACCGCATTGAGGAAGCCAGAGCGCACCAGCTTCAGCGCCTGCTCCGCACGCGGGTTCACTTCCTCAGGAACGAACTCAACTTCGATGTCGAACGCCTCGGGCGACTTCTGCCAGGAAACGACCTTACCGATGATGGACTCCGGGTCCGGGGTCGTCCAGCCGCCATAGGCGTCGTGAGCCCAGGCGAAGATGGGGTTCTTAGCGAACTTCTCGGTGTTGATGCCCTCCGGGCGGACGATGGTGCCGTGGCGGTCTACCGCTGGCGTACTCGCCCGAAACACCACGCGGCGATCATCACCGACACTGCGCACCTCAGTGGCGTTTGACCAATGCTTCAGCTGGTTCTCCACTTCACTCCTCCACAACCTCCATTACCTCAACGCACCTGCAGTTGACGGTTTCCTGCGCCGGGCCTGTAGGATCGCCAGGATACATAAGCAGCGCACCGCCAACCTCAAACGGTTCTTCAACATCCTTAACCTGGCCATGCGCAGCAGCATGGGTCGGCCGCGTGCGCTGGTCGTTGATTGCAGACCAGCGCTTGCGCACGCGCACGCCGTACTTTTTGGCGATTTCGATGGCGTGCCAGTGGGCGCCATAGTTGAGCGCTCGGGCGGTTTCAGTGCGGGCAATGCTGGCAGCCCGGCTTCCCTTGAACTCATCGTAAAGCTCTGCAACACGCCGCGCAGTCTCATCTTCCGACCATCCGTTCTGAATGGCCTGCTCAATCAATGCAGCCAGCTTCTTGCGTGTGGTCGAGCTGATACCGTTTACGAGCTCGCCAGCATACTGGCTCGCGTAACTTGCTGCAGCCTCAATGTAGGCATCGTACTCGATGGCGTAACCTGCCATGCTTGCGGCCGCAAGCTCCCAACCGTCGGCGACGGCGGCGATGATGATCGCGATGAAGACGGCCAGCCACTCCTCCTCAAGGTCGGACGTGGCGTCGTCGTACCAGTCGCGGGTCTTCGGGAGCACGTCACCAGCCTTGATTTTGGCGACCACAGCCCGCTGCTCACGCGAGAAGAGAGAGCGCAACTGGCTTTTTAACTTGCGTTCGAGCGGTTCTTGCACGCGCAACCAGCGCAGGGCGGCAAGCTCGAGGCGATCGTCGTCGAGCGCACGCTTAGCAGCCTTCGTGTCGCCATCCATGCTCACGACAGGCTGGTTCCCGTAGCTGATACCATCAAGGTCGGCAGACGGAATGAAGCCAGCCGGGATCATGACCACTTGCCCCTTGCCATCTGGAAGCGGATCGAGGCCAACGTACTGGCGATACTCATCTACGAGCAGCGCGCCGCCACGCAAACCGGTCGAGTACTTCTTGAAGCGGACGTCGGCATCCTCTTCGACTGGGTCGCGGAACTCGAACGTGAAACCGGATGTTTCGCGGAACCGCGGCAATAAGTAAACGGCGAGGATCTGGTCGCGCGTGAACCTCGCCGCCTTCAAGAAGTCGATCTCCGAGATCGGGATGGCGATCGGCTGGTACTTGGCACCACGGCCAAGCACGGCAACACCGTCGCGCCGTTGCTGATAGCGGTTTTTCCACCGCTCGGCAATGATGTCGGCCTCCTCACGGGTAATGTCCTGCTCGGTCGAGATGAGGCCGGCCGGAACCGCCCCGTCGTTGCGCATCAGCGTTGCGGCGTAGGCGCGCATGTAGATGTCGAAGTACTGGGAGGCAGCCACGGCCTCGACCGGCGACGCAGCCGACCACGGGTCGAGAGGGTGCGGGTAGTGAATCCTGATGATGTCGCGCGCCGGGATATCACGCATGACGGCGCCTGGGATGGTGACACGCCACGCCACGAGGCGACCGTTCTCGATCACCGGCCTCTCGACCCACGTCGGGTTGATGATCTGCAACCCAATGACCTCACCGCGGCTGCCAGTAATGACGAGCCAGTATACCTCGCCAAGGATGTCGAGAGTGAGCTGGCTACGCTCGAAAAAGTCAGCGCCGCTTTCGAGCATGTTTGGGCGCCGAAGGATGCGCATGAGCCTGTGGTCGTCCGCCCTCCGCTTCAGCCCGTCGCTGGTGGTGCGGTAGACGGTGGCGTCACGAAAGGCCGCGCGCACGTCTTGGCTGATGAGTGAGACGGCGACATAGACCCACCCGGCGTAGTTCTTGACCTGTTCGTCTGGGTCCATCGTAACAGCAGCGTCTGGGCTCGTGCCTTTCAAGAAGCTGATGATGGATGCCGTGAACTCGACGGGCGGATCAGGCAGCGGCGCCGCGCGGCGCCGCCCACCAAAGATGCGCTCGATTAGGCTCATACGTATATCCCGTGCCCTCCCCCGACCAGCTTCCAGTAGGCGCCGGTGAAAGCGTCGACCTGGTCGTCATGCGAACCTTCGGGAAACATTTCCAGCTCAGCGAAGAAGCTGGTGTTCCAGTCCGCTTCCATCACTTCTATGTTACCAGCCTCAGCTGCAGCGCTCGCTGGCTGCGCGCGCTTCTCCTTGGAATCGCGGGTGTGCGCCCACGAGATGGGGAGATCGGCGAACTCGCGGGCTAGGTACAGCCGCTCGCTCTTTCCTGCCTGAGCCGGATCGACTTCGAGCACGACAGAATAACCAGGCCACTTGCGCTGCAGGTCATTAACGGATGTCGACCTGATCGTTTCGATCACCTTGGCCGTAGTCGACCGGAAGCGGCGCACGTCGATAACGGTAAGGCCGCCGTCGCGCTTGAGGCCCATTAGCAGGCCGACGGTGTAGTCCGGGTCCGGGTTCTGCGGGTTTGGTTCTGTTGCCGCCCTGTCCCAGTAGCGGATCACCCGCACGTACTCGTCCGGCAATGCAATACGCTGCCGCAGCTGGAACCAGGTACGGCGGAAGTAGGAACCAGCATCGGCGCGGACGTGCCAGTTGCCTTCTAGAAGACGGCGCCGCTCGATCACTGGAAGACTCATCAGGCGGTTCTTGTAGTTGGGGTCGTTTTCGATGAGGGCTGGGTTGTCCTCAAGGCTCGCCGGGATGAAGGTAACGCTCGTAGGGTCGAGGCCGTAGCCTGATAACTCGTCCGGGTCGTCTGCCCACACCAGCTCGTCACCAGCGCGAACAAACCAGCGCAGCTTGCCGACGCGCGAGCGGTCTGGGAAACCGTCGTCGGCGATCCACCACTTGATGAACTCGTAAAGCCAATGGTCCGGACTCGTAGGGTTTGTACTTGCGCGCGTGTAGGGACGCATCGGGGCCGTCGTGCGCAGGCGCGACTGCAGGTACCAGAACTGCGACGCCTCAAAGTGGGCGAGCTCGTCAAAGTAAATGGCAGCGTACTGGGCCCCGTCGTGCGCCGACACATCCGACACCATGTTCAGGTGGCTGAACTTGATCGACGCCCCAGGTTTCTTGGAGCGCCCCTTGCCGCTTTGGCCAGGCGCCGGGAAGCGGGCAGTAAAGTTGCTCATGTAGGCCCCAAGCGGGGGGTAGATCTTAAACGCCGTGTCCCAGGGCCCACCCTGTTGGGCGATTTGCGGGAACGTTCGGCGAAAGAAGACGGCCCTGAAGTCCGCATACTTGATCCAACGTAACGGGTCCATCAGGAGGGCCCAAGTCTTGCCGCCGCCCGCCGCCCCGCCGTAGATGACGATGTCGGCCGATGAGGAGAGGAACTGCTCCTGCGGCCCTGGTTGCGGCCTAATCTTCCGTACTACGTGCGTTGTCCGGGACATAGACCTCCACCACTCCGTCGATCACGCTGTCGTCTCCGCTTTCTGCGCTAGCCCTGTCGCTGTAGTCGAGGCCGAGTAGTTTGGCGCGGCGCTCGAGAATGCGCAGTGCCGAGTTAATCGCCTTCGTGTCGCCGGCGGCCAGCTTCTTCTGTAACGCCAGGAACATGGCGTCGAGGCGCATGAGCTCCATGCGGATGTGCTCGTCTACACTCTCCTCAAGCTCATCGAGGTGCCGCTTGAGCGCCCTGGCAACATACCGGCGCGCCGATGTGTCGGTGACGCCGAGCTGATCTGCGATCTGCTTGTAGGTCATGCCGAGCGCCCGTAGCTTGATCGCCTGCTCCTCGTTCAACCTTGCGTTGACGACCTGGCGGCCAGCGCGGCCGCCAGGCTGGTTGTTCCAATCAACATGCTTGAGCCCAGGCATATCTGGGGCCCGCGTGCGCGTGTCGTTACGCTTGCCCATCCTGCAGCGGCGACAACGGTTGTGCCGGATCCCAAAAACATGTCGAGAACCACCTCACCAGGCTTGCTTGAGTTCTGGATGGCGCGCTCGACAAGCTCTAGCGGCTTCATGGTCGGATGCAGCGGGCTCTTCTGCTCCTTCGCCACCTCCCAGACGTTGTCTTGCTGGCGACCGCCGTAGAAGCGGTGCTTACCTCCAGGCTTCCAGCCGTAGTAGATACCCTCCGTCTTCCAGTGGTAGTCGACTCCCATCGGGGCGAATGTGGCGACGTTCTTCTGCCAGATCAGCATTTGACGCCACACGCCAAGCTCGTTGAGCACAACCGAAAATGCGAGGCCAACGGGGCCGAGCGGCGCCGTGACGTACCAGGCCCCACCAGGCTTCTGGTAGGCGAGCGCAAGCGTGAACGCATCGCGCAACAGCTCCTCAAGTGCGCCATGATCCAGGGTGTCGTTCGCGATGTTCTCTTTCACCAGCTTGTGGTGGGCCTTACCGACCTTGCCAAGCCAGACGTTCTTGTCGCCTATGGCAACGCCGTAGGGTGGATCGGTGAACACTATCTCGACCGTGAACTCCGGACGACCTTCGAAGATGCGCTCGTAGGTTTCGATCTCGGTAGCGTCGCCACAGGCGACCACATGGCCGCCTTCGATCTCCCAAACGTCACCAGGCTCAACCTGCCACTTCTCCTGCAGCCGCTCAGCGTCGTCGAGGTCAACGCCTGGGTCCTCTGCATCAATGCCAGCGGCCTTGAGCGCCCTCTCTAGGCTCACCTTCTCGAGCTCTGCCACAGCGCTTAGCACACCGTCGAGGTCTGGATCCTCAACGCCGCCAAGAAGCTCCTCGAGCTTCTCCTTGTCGGTGGCCGCCATCGCCGCAATCGGGTCGATGGTGGCAAGCACGATGTCCTCTTCCTCTTCCGAGAGGTCAACGTACTTGACTGGGATGGCCTTCTCGCCGCGCTTGAGCGCGAGAGCAACGCGCAGGTGGCCGTCAACAATATGGCCGGTCCTGCGGTTTACGATCACGTCGGATACCCAGCCTACGCGCTCGAGCACGCTCAGAAGGGCTTCCTGCTGCTCCTCCGGGTGAACGCGCCAGTTTTTGGGGTTGGCGAGCAGCTGCTCAGGTTCTTCTTCGCCGTGGCCTACGATGCGATTCTTGAGTGCGCTCATTCACCCTCCGCTTTTACCTTGACGACTACGTTTAGGCGCCCGTGGGCGTCAACGTCAGCCTGTACAGCACCAGGTTCAGATAGCTTGAGCTCGTCTCCTGCGCTCGTAATCACCACAACGTCGGCATCCTCAACGATGATACGAGACGCGGCCACCTTGTCCCGCCACTCGCGTAAGGCCGGGGCAATGGTGCTCCAACTACCGCGCCCACCAAGCTGCTCTCGCACGCGCTCGAGCGTCACTCTACCCAGTGACCGCTCACGTCGCAGCACAGCAAGCGCGGCGTCAATCACTTGTTCACGCGTAACGTGCTCCATACCAGCATTCTACACGCGAAGGTGTAGGCATATACAGGATACGGCAATCTCTGGAACCCACCCGACAACAGTAACTTGGTTCGGGTCGCGCGGATCGGTAAGCGAAACGTCGCCAGGCGCCAGGCTCACCACGATCAGCTTGGCGTCGCGTTTGACCTTCCGGCGGTAGCGATTGAAGGCGCTCACGACCTGCTCGCCGCCCCACGACTGCTCATCGGTGATGATGACGATGCCGTCGAGCTTTGAATTACGGCGGATGAAATAGTCAACGGACGCAGCAACATTGGTGCCACCGGACTGCAGACCGTGCATGTCGTAAAAAAGCTCCATGAAGGCAAGCTCACCCATCGCTATGGTCGGCTTTGGAACGTAGGCACTGGAGTGGAAAAACACAACGTCGCTCGAGAAGAAGCTGCGCCGGACGACCTCTGCCGTCGCCAGCGCCTCTGAAATCGGGCGCGGGAACATGCTCCCGGATGTATCGATGGCAATACCGATGTTGTAATCTGCGCCTGCGCCAGCGACGTCAAAGCCTCTGAAAAAGGCCCCCTTGAGCGCATCGGCAAAGTCGTGATCGAGCGCGCCGCGATCACGCAGGGCAAGGTAGGCATCGAAAACTCGGCCAGGGTGAACATTTAACCTGCGCTTGTTCATGCTGCGTAACCGCTTAAGAGCGCCGCGGCGACCAGGAGCGCCCTGACCCATAGCGATGTAGCGATGCAAATGGCGCAGGAAGGCATGCCACGGAAGCTTGTCGACCATCATCGCCCAGAACTCCGACTTCTTGTGCCACGGATCCGTGGGAACCATCTCCCACGTCAGGCCGGCCTCCTCAACAATCTCGAGCACGTTGCCTACCGCTTCGGCGTGCTTGATCCGCTCGATAGCCTCAAGCCGCGGGGTCGGATCAACATCCTTGCCGAGCATGTTGGCGAAAAGCTGGGAGGCGAACTCATTCTTCGGCCTTGGATGGGCGAGACGAATTACATCGCGCTGGTGGAACCCCTGGCGGTTTCGGTACTTAACGAGCTGAAACTCGAGATCGTCGTTGGGAAACGATGCGTACCAGCGCGAGATAGCCCTACGCAAACCGCGTCCAACCCCGCGACCGAGTATCTTGGTATAGCTCATGAAGTAGAGCAAATCGGAGCCAGTGTGGATGACCTTAGGGAATTCGGCGTGCGCCTTTGCCCGCGCTTCATGGTCCATGTGCGCCAATGCGATGGCGTAGGCGGCAATGGGATTGCGCGGGCGCATTGCGGACACGCGTCCTGCGATGATGATGCCCATGAGCTTCTCCGGCGCATTCTTGGCAGCTTCGGCAATGGCATTCATCACCTCGCCGCTAAGCTCATGCTCCGTGCGGTAGTACGTGCCGTTGTCGATGCCGAGGATAACGAACCGGCGAACGAGGCCGAGCGCCCCATCGTCGAAACCGACGCCGCCGGCGTAGTTTTCCTTCATCTCATCCTCGTGTCCAGGGATGGGTTCATCCATCCTGTAGCTAGGGTTCGCTGCCTTGTCGAACGTCTCCTTCTTCATACTGCCTCCTTTCGCTCAAAAGAAAGCCGGGCTGACAAGGGAGCGTGCAGGGGGGTAACTGAGCCAAGTTAACCCTACACATCCGTCCAGCCCGACGTTGAGCCTAGCGTTTGCTGGACAAGGTTGTGGTGAGGGAAGCCGTCCATGTCGGACAGAACCGTTCAATGGTGTTAACCCTCACCGATCGTCCCAGCGACCGTAGAATACTACAATACAAGCGTCATGTCAAATGGCGGGGCCCGCCTCGGCCATTGGCTTCCGGCGGGCTCCCTCATGTCAAGTATACATGACTGCGGCGCAGGCCGAATGGGCAACCCCATTCCAAAACCTGCGCCGCAGATCTGGCGGAATGCCCACCCATTCCGCCGTGTACGGGCTACCCTTACCCGCTGCTAGCGTCGCCCGTCCTACCCGGTAATGGTTGGCGGGGGAGGCTGTCGAACCATACGGCTCAGTTGCCCCCCCCTGCCTGGTGCGCCGTCGGGAGTCGAACCCGACCACCTCTCAGTTACAGAGAGCGCTCTCCCTACGTGAGCTACTGGCGCATGGTTAACCCAGCAAAACGTCCAGCCGCACTGAATGCACGTTTCGCGCTGACGAGCACTTAGCCTGGAGAAGCCACCCCGATGTGGCTTGTTAGCCACAATATTCGGCAAGGAATCGAACCATGTTAACCAGACATAGCGTCCAGCGCGCTTTTGGCCGTAGGGGAATTGAACCCCTGTAGGCTCCTACAGCCTACAGCAGTGACGCGCGTTAGTCAACGCCGCGTAATTAATATTGAACTCGGTATAACACAATAACGATTTAGTGTTATATAACCACAGCATGGGCAATAAGCGTATCAGGTACGAAGACGTCGAAGAGACTGCCGACGAAATCATCAGATCAGGCGGCGTTCCTACGGTAACGGCAGTGCGCTCGCGCCTCGGGCGCGGCTCACGCACGACGATCAATCGCCACCTAAACACATGGAGAGAGAGCCTGGCAAAGGCATACTTGAAACATCTTAAAGATGTGCTCAACTCAGTTGACGACGGCAAAATAAACAATTTTGACATTGCTTTCGTACTAGCGCTCGTTGCTCGCGGATCGAAATTCAGAAAAACGATTCGCGAAGCAGAGCGTGCACAAGAAAACGAGTGCAATGCAATCATGATCGCCACAGAGGCTATGCTGCGCATCATTCGCCATAACGCCTCAAAGCTCGCCCTAGCAGAGCAAAAGGCCGAAGAGGCTGCGGTGCGCCTTGCGTTGAGCAACGCACCGACCGAAGACAGCGCCGCATCTGGCGAACTTACCGATACATGGGAGTATGCGGACAGGTTCTTTGCGGCCATCAGAAAAGACGTTGCGACAATGAGAAGCTTGGTAAAAATTGCAACAGAATGCGACGACACCAGCATCATGGGCGAGGTTAATCCTTGCGCCGAAGAGGCCGAAGGCCTCCTAAAGAGCTCTATCGCCACGCACCAAATGGTAAACGCCCTGCACAACGCCGAACGCCTGCGAGCTGAAATGATTGCACATGCGGCAAAAATATCCAGAGCAATTCAAAGTGCACGGATGGCGCCTTCGGATAACGTAAGCGCGGCGACTGACGAACTGATGGGAG